GGCATAGAGCTTAAATAAGCCCAGACATGGAATGCATCTGAGTTTTTTATGTTTTGAATAACTTTAGAACAAAGCATTGTGAATGGTTGATTTGATTTTTTTAATGGTGAAGAATCGAATTTCTCAATAGACATACGTAATTCCTTTTAAATTAATTCTATGATGCAATCAGATTTTTTAAGGGTTGGGGACGGAATGATTTTGATAAACTTTTTGAGTAATAAATAATCTATCATTTCATTCATATGATGAAAACTTTGATCAAAATGAATTCTTAATTCATGAAAAGTTGGACTATAGTCACAGGATTTTAAGAAACAATACATTCCTAGTGCTTTAGCGTTTGAAAATGATTGTATTAAATTTGGATCAAGACTGATGAGATCATCTTTTTTCATAAAAAATCTCCTACAGTCGAAGCAAAAAGTTTGAATTATGAGTTCTTCAAGTTATAATTGCTTCGACTAGTGTTAAAGCGTAGCGACAAGACGGCTAATCTTGTCGCAACACGGATTAAAGTTAAAAATTTCCTGCTCAACTATCAAGATTTTCTTGATAGTTGACGCCTACTTAAATTTTACGAAATATTATTTCATTCCAGACTGATCAAAGCCATTAGAATTCCATTTATTTTTTTCGTAATCATTTTGAGCTGGAGGGTTATGATACGGTACATCACACTGACCCGCAAGGTTGCCATGCCCATCTGCCATATCTTCGTATGACGCCTCTTTATTGCTGTTTTTATCGGTCATTTGTGCGGTACTCCAAATATGCATCCAACTTCTGGAGCGGGTGGATTATAATTAACTTCTTTTTGAACACATGCACCGGTGTTTGCAACTTCACGAATGCGCGCTTCTTGATCACGTCTTTCTTGAACCGGATTTCCATTATCACCAGGTATTGGCATAGAGCCTCCTATTAAGTTATCGCTTTCACTGCCCACATCACTGCTTGCTCAAGATTAGTTTTTGCAAGTGCAATCATTCTAGGATCAGCATTGACAGCCCAATCAATAGATTCATAAAGTTTTTGCGCATCATCTTTTATTTGTTCGATTCTTTTTTTAGTGTCATCAGATAATTCTGTATAACTTTTCCTAAATACATTTTGCATTTAAAACTCCGTTCCGGTTGCATTTTCTGGATTAACATCGCCTGCATCTTGCGCGGCATTGGCATCCATTGCTGCAAGTTTGTTTTGAACCAGTTTGTTATTTGGGTTCGGTAAACCTACGCTCGGCTTGGATGAAATCGTACGCGGCCTAGCGTTAAGTTCTGTATAAGCTAAATTGTTTTTCTTTCTACTCATGTTCAATCCTCCGATGATTCGCCAGAATTTCCATATGAAATGGATTTATTTTTACCAAATTCATCAACACCTTCCGATGCATTGATAAAAGGTGCGATTTCTCTTGATTTACCGTAACGCTTTTTCATGGCACTGTCCATCATATCACCAAGATTTTCTACGCCACGTGATTCAGCATAGCGATTAGAGTTTTTCATAATCTACCCCTACAAATTTAATCCGGTCTTTATTGTCTTCATGTTCCTTCAGAATAGCATTTTTATAATCACGTAATGCATCTGTACATAAATTAAATATTTGTGATACTTGGCGGTTATTTAGTTCAATATCTGATCCATCACCGACGGGAAACATAATTGAGATAGTGTTATATTTCATGTAGCACACATATATATTTGTGTGCTTACATTTTTCAATATTTACAGTTATCATATATACAGTTATCTTCTTCTATTCTTAGCGTGACTCATAATTTTCTCGTCAATAGATTGCTTAGGCGTGTATTTAGGCGACATATCGCTTTTGGTCTTCGATAATGGCGCAGGTGCATTTGATATTGCACGCGCTTTTTTCATACGCTCATCTAAACGTCCGAGTTCACGTGCTTGCGTAAACGGATCTTTCATATTTGCGATATTTCTTAGTTCGTCTGGATGCAATTTTGATGCAGCATACAAAAATGCGGCTGGGTCATTCATTTCTCGTGCAGCCATCATGATAGAATTTGTTATCGGCATTTGTCCGACTACATCTGTAAAATCTTTATAGCGATTCATGCCCGATGTAAACTTAGTTTCGAATTCCTCTTGCTTTCTTCGTTCCTGTTCCTGCCATTCCAACGTCGATTTTTCTGTTTGAACTTCATTTAAGGTGTTTTTGATAAAGTCTTTTAGCTGAACTTCCCAATCATCGGTTGAGTTTGGGTCTGCTTTAAAATTTTCAGCGGCTTTATGTACCTGTTGTTGTTCACTTCTCGATACATTACCACGTGACAATCGATCTTTGACTATTCTTTGGACTTCATCTTCAGTATAAACACGCGGTTTATCTACTGGATTGCCATAATCATCTAGATCATGGTCTTGTGACTCAGATTTTGTTTCTTTTGGCGATTCAACGGGCTTTTCGATGGCTTTTTCTTGTGATTCCACCGGTTCTGTTTTAGTTTCTTGGTCTGAATCATCATTTTGCAATGAACTTTCAACGGGTTTTTCTACATCTGTCACTTCTGACGGGGCTTGTTCTTTCGCAAATTCTGGAACCTTTGGCGTAACACCGGTTAAAATATCATCTATTTTATTGCTGTGTATTGTTACTGTCATTCAAAACATCTCCGTTGTTATTATTTACATTTGGCTGCAAATTGGGTGAATGCGTTAAAATTTTAACTACATTATTAGCGTGTTGAACATGCGCATCATGCATAATCTTAGTCATTTCTGCCTGGAATCGTTGTTGTTGCTCAGCTGCATGTGCCTGGATTTCCTCACGTTCCATTTGGATTTTTTGGATTTCCTTACCAAAATCAGCGCCTGCGATATGCGCATTAGTAATCATCTGTTGCTCTTGGAGCTCAAGCTTCTTAATTTCAGCTTGCATCTTCATTTGAGCCTCAGATTGACGCATTTGAAGCTCAGCCATTTTTAATTGCACCATTGGATCAGGTGGTTGCGGTTTTGGAGGAATGGGTTTACCTGTTTTTCCAGCTTGTATAATTTCTGGTGGGACTTGAGTGCGTAAACGATTACGAATTTCGATACTATTAGCCATCGGTAACGCTTCAGCATAGAGATCAGCAATCAATGTAAATAATGCAGGATTCTTAGCTAGTACAGTATCCATCGATTCTAAATCATCTGCTTTTTGTCCTTCGAGACTTTGACCAGCTACAAGTCGAATCTTGTAATTACCCTTAGTCATATCATTTTCGATATCAGTCCCGTACTCATCTTTTTGTTTATTTAACGTGACTTTTGTTGTTCCTGTGCTCTTAAGATTTAATCTTACAACTCTTTCTGAATCATAAAGATGAGGTACCATTTCATCTATAACTGCACCGCCCGTTGTTATGGCTCGATCTAGTGCGCTACGGGGAATGTATGTATTGTAACTTCCAGTGCGAATACGACTATCAATTGCTTCTCCTGAAATCTCATTGCCTTGATCGCCCATCATTGTTTGATATATGCCGGTGGTTGCTTGGAGATCTTGTGTTGCAGATTCATATTGAAGCATTAAGGATTGAGAGAGTTCTGGAGGGTCTAATCTTTCTGGCTTAGCACCACTCGGCGACTCATCATACCATAAGCCGCCTTGTTGTGTGGCTGGATCACGCCACATGGCTTGTGTATCTGCGCCGCGCACGTTACTTCTCGATACCATGAACTGATCATAACGAGAAACTTTAATTAAGTATGCAATTTGAGTCCTAAGATAATTAATAAATCGCTGCGTGTCTTTAGCATCTTTGAAAAATGATCTTACAACTTGTTTACCTGTTTTATCCCAAAATGATTTTTGATCGACAAATAATACTGGTAATAATGTAGTGGTAGGAAAAACCGTTTCTTCAAGTTTGTAATCACCACCCCATTTCGACCATATAATTTTATCTACAACAATCTCGCGCTCTTTAACAATCGTGACTGGCTTATCGTCATTAAGATAAAATTTAGATTTGCCTATCGTCATTTTCTTGAGTTTCTTTAAATCAGCTGCTGTGACGCATGTACCATCTGATAGCTGATATAACAAAGATTGTGATGATTCTCGACCAAAATGATTAATGATGATAATTGAATTTTCGTCACTGAATGTCGTAGTAACATTATCGCTTTGCGTCACATCTGTTGAACTGTTGCCAATATCTTTTTCAACATCATCACCATAGACTGATCTAAACTTTTTACGTGACACAGTATCTCTGAAACCGCTAAACATCCCATCTACTTTGCAATAATGTGTGGCACCAAGATCCCAAAAACATTTGGTAGGGTCTTTAAATTCCATAAATTCGGGGATTTGATCAAAGTTACGATTGCTTTCATATTTCGGTAAAATTGCATAAGCGCTAAAGCCACCGATGACGGCTTGTTCAAAAGCAGTTTGATAAACAACAGTTGCATCCGAGCTTAATGAAATGTCTTTTATAAGGGCTTCACGTACTTCTGCAACCTGTTCATCTACACCATCATCAGGTTCAATTTGCAGATTCGGGGTATTGCGTCGTTGATCACCGACCATATGATTCATCATCGGTGCTAATTTGTTGGCAGTTAAGGGCATTTTTTTGTAGTCTTCAAAAAGCTTTGCTTCCTGATCTTCCCACTGTTGCCCTAAAATGAAATTCATCATTTCATGATAATGCGCATTATTTCTTTTGTTTGCATCATCCCATCGTCTTACATCTGCACGAATTTCTTGTGCGCGTTTGGAATCTTTTACTGCCATCTTATAATTCCTTTTTTGTCAATAGCTTGTTCGCTATTATGTTACAAAAAATAAACTAAATCCATGCAGTTACACAAAAAAACCTGGCCTTTGTACTATTGGAGGTGGGACTTTATAAATGGACGATGAATCGTAGTTGCCTGAGTAAAATGTTAGCATGAGAGAATCAGCGGTGTCTGGGCTTGGCATTCCACGCGCTTTCATTTGGTCTTTGCCTTCAATCTGAAGTAAACCATTACTCGTATATTTATAGCCCATACCGCATAGGTCGCCATGAAGCTCATCACTATCAGGAATTTGCACCGGCATTTCTTGGCATAGCCATTCCCTTAAATCCCAATAAAGCTCTGCGCGTAGATTTCTAAATTTACTTTTTTGATTTGCTGAACGCGCTACATTTACGCCAATTACTTCGTCGTATCCCATCTCATTCATTCGATCAACAATACCGGCACCAATACCAATACAATCAATAAATATTTTAGATGGTCGTTCAGTACGTATAATTTCAACTAATAAGCCGCAAACTTCCATTGTATTGTGATTTCTGAATGTTTGGAGTTTATAAGCTAAACGGCCACGCCTTCTGATTATTGATGTTCTATCGTTGTTACCTATTGCTGGATCAACGCCAATAACTAAATTTGTATCTGATTCAACATTAGCCTTACGTGCTTTCATCACATACTTAGCATGAATAAAAACATTATCAATCGGGTTTCTAAACGCTTCTTCAGCGCTCATAGGATACTCTTGTTTAAAATGATCTAGCGCTGCCTCTTCGTCACCTGAAAACCCGCTTATTTTGACGCGGCGCCAATCCATATGAGCCAATGTTAAGCCATCATCTTTGTATATATCGTAGATATATTCCTCTTCATCAGTGAGTTTAAAATTAGGCGTATGGCTTGTATATTCATCCTGCCAATACCAAGGAATAAAGATGGCTTGATAATCACTTTTTCCAGAAATAGCATTGCACCACATCTGATGATAGTAATTTCCAATGCCATTCGCGGTACTTTCTAAAATTATTTCTGTGCCGGAATCACTCGGTACAGCCTGCAAGATGCCGGTAGCATGATCATCCGTGTTTTCCCAGAAGGCAGTTTCGCTTCCGTGGAAGAGCTGTATTGTTTGTGAGCGACCCGTTGACTTATTTCCTGCTGTTCCGACGCTATAGCCGGAATCGAAATCATTAAAACGGAGTTCACGAGCACTCGACTTATCAGCTTTGGGACATAAACCATCAGGTAGGTTTTCATAGTATCTCTTTGTCATATCAAATAGATTTTTTGTTGCTTCCAGCTCGTGCGTTAAGATAAACGCTTTCTTACCACGGCTCGTGATTACTCTATGCAAAAACCTTGCCTGAATCAAGGTTGAACAACCTTGTTGTCGACCTTTTAATAAAACTGCCCGTACTTTTCCGGTTTCTTTTAATTGTGCCTCTAAACGGCTATGAATATATAATTGTGCTTTGTTAAGTTTGAATTTAACTGGAGTACCGCTTTTCGTGCGAATAACAAAAAATAATTCTGAGAATAAAGGTAAACTTTTAATTATCTCATCCGTAACAACAATTTGTTCCATGTAGAACTTTATTCCTTATTTTTCTCACTATAGACGACTAATACAGGTGATTTATTACTATTATCATCACGTGCAGCATCGCCATATTGTTTCGGTAATAATTTTGCAGCAAGAAATTTACGAGTATCAATTCTTAAACGTGATCTATTGACATGCTCGCTATTTAATTTATATCCTAATTCTCCATTTTCACCGAAACTTTCCATCCAATCATTTGTTCCATCATCAGCAATATCAAGCATTTCTTCAGCTAATAAATCGGCTTGTTTGAGCTTTGCTTGTGCATATTGGGACGAAAAGTCAGGATATTTATAGCGCCAAAGGTTTATAGTGCTTTTCTCGGGTATGTCATCATATTTTTCACACATACGCGCTAAACCCATTGTAGTTGTTGCTACACGCTGACAAATCAAATCAGCCATTTCTTGACTATAATCTGTCGGCCTTCCCATTTTTTTTCGTTCTTCCGGCTTTTTTTTAGGCGTTGCCATCACACAACTCCATCATTTAATTGAATAAATTATACTCTTAAATAAGACAAAAATAAATATTGAAGTCAAGTGTGTCATATTGTAGGATTGTCAACAGAGGGGTGACTATAAATGACAGCAGTAACATTTGATACGTTAGCATTTGCCAATAAGCTCAAAAGAGCGGGACTCGATTCAACTATAGCAGAAACACAAGCAGCTGCGACTGCTGAAATCTTTAGCGATCTCTCCAAAAACCAGTTAGCGACTAAAGATGATATAAGAATATTGAGAGAAGATATACAGCGATTAGAAATGAAAATGTATGGTTTTATAGCTAAAAGCGTGTCATTTACTGTTGTTATATTGGGAAGTATCCAGACATTATTACATTTTATGTGAGGATTGAGTGATGCGCGAAATCGGGACTTTTTGTGTGCTATGTATGAAGAGATTTGCAATAGGATATATTAGGAAAAATAATATTGTGACGCCGATTTGTAAATATTGTAAGAAAAAAGAAGAAGAGAAAACAGGCGTAAAATGAGCCACTACGCGATGACTCATTTACACATATCAAAGGATGCGACCTAACATCATTCATTACCAGGACGATAGTTAGATTTAATTATATTACATCTAATTGTATTAAAAAACAAGTAAATGGCTTAATAAATGAATAAAACATTATTAAAAAACTGCCCTTTTTGTAACGGGTTAGCAGAATGTCTAGCCGAACCAAATGAGCAAATTAAGTACCGAGTGGCATGTTGTGAATGCTTCTGTCAAACAGATTTATACGATCACCCTGAATTAGCTAAACGAATTTGGAATACGAGAATAAAAGAGGTGGCTTTATGCGAATAGGTTGTGATGAATGCGACGAATTATTAGAATTTGGCTCATACTCAAAATGTCAAAAATGCCAAGATGCTAATGAAAATTATGATGAGGAGGATTACGAATGATACTAACACTAGGTTTTATCCTATTTTTATTTATAGCCATTCAAAAAATACGTGATAATGCGCAAAATGAATGATTAGCTAAATATTTTAGCATCATTAAATACGATATGCTCTACTAAGCCAGCCTTCTAAGTGTGCTTGTTGTGTTGGGTTACGTAAAGCGATCTCACGATAATATCCTGCGCGCTCGCTTCTAATAGCAATTGTTAATAGTTCTGTTGGCGTTGAATTTACAAATGACAGTGTTTGATCACCGAAAATTCCATCATCTAAAATTTTGTGATATTCGCCATAAATCGAAAATATCGCTCGCTGAATAATCTTGATAGCGGGCGCAAGACCCATATTTACATGCATATCAAATGCTTTATTTGCAATTAATTGACTATTAATCTCAGCCCATCGTGATTCATTCCAGAAATGTTTTTGATAGATCTCAATCGCATCTTGTCGTGTTAAAACACGAATATCTTCTGGTGTCGCATTTGGAATAATAGATTTGTAAAAACGAAATGAGATACCGAAATTTGTTATACCACCTTCATCATAAGGATCATCTACTAATTCACCCTCTTGTTCTAGTAATTGCGATACTGCAAACGAAAAAGCCGCCATTAAAATTCCTTTTTTTCCTTTGTCTTGTCAGTAGTATAGCTTGATTCGGTCGATTCATCCATATTTAACATCGTGCGTGGTAATGTCGATTTACCACATTTAGAGCAATGATAATAGTCTCCTATTACATCGATATTTTCATTGCAGCATTTAGAAAAAACCATATTAATTCCATTTAAACACGCGTCACAATATTAATTTTAAAAGGGTAAAGTTCCTCAACCTGTTTGATTTTAAGTTTTCCCATTGCAGTTGGAAAGCCTTTTACTTCTGTAAAAATTACTTCGCCATTGGTGAGAAACTCAACGAAGTCTATAATATATTTCCCTCCCGGGATAGCTATCGGAACCTGGGTAAGAAAAAAAAGCACATCACCAGCCATTTTTCTTAATTTTAGCTGTTCATAATAGCTATGTTCTAATTTACTAGCAAAATGCTTACCATCTGCATTTAATGGCTTTGCTTTAAACTTATGCCTTATCATAATATATCCATATATAAAATAACTGTATGTATGGCTATGAGTTTTTCTCTACGTATGTCTCAATGTACGGTAATAAAATATCCGCCATGTTAATTCTCTTTTTCGCCGCAATAATTTTTAGATTTTGGTGTAGATATACAGGTAAGTTCAAAGTGAATTTGACCATGTTTTCATCTTTTTTAATCTTATCTACCAATTCAGTTTTTTTAGTTGTGGATAACGCAGTATTTAAAACATTAATTTTTTTCATTATATAAACTCCTTGAGTTCAGTGGCTATATTTTCTATTTCCATCTTAGCTAACGAATATTGCTGACACCCTTGATCAAATACAGTGCTGCCATTGGCTGATACGGTATACGTAACACGTTGGAACGTTCCATTATTAAATACGGGCAAATCAAAATCTGCTAATAATCC